TAAGGAGATAAATCATGAATGCAAAAGATTGCTACAAGGCTGTGACGAGATCAATAAAGTTGAACGAGAACGTGCAGGAAGATCTGAAGGGAACAGAAAAGAGAACCAAGAGCTTTTATCTGTTCATGATGCAGGAGCAACTGGCGATACTGAACAACCTCGAACACCAGCTTTCGCTTATGCGACGAAAGAACAAGTCGCCAAAGCAATGAGGGATGAGCCTACGCATAAGTTTGAGATCATGTATTCACACCTGATGTATAATTTTGAGAAAAGCCAAATCAAACGTGGCCTGAGAAATAAGATTAACAAAACTTTTGATAGGCCACGACAAATCACTGTAAACAAATCATCACATAAAAACTTTGTGAGTGATAATGATCTCAGAAAAATCAAGCCCATATCAAAAAAGAAAACTGAAACTATACTAAAGTATATAGACAGGGGCAAACGCGCCACAACGACAATGGTTGCAATTGGCACTGGTCTGGGCGTTTCAGATCTGGCTTGGTCATTAAACGTCTTGTATATGCAAAATTTAGTTGACCGAGCTTATGAGCGAACCACGCCAATTATCGGTAACGCAGGGGCAAGGTCATTGCGCTACGTTTACTTTAAGAAAAAATAATGTATCGTGTGGGAAAGCCATGCCCGACTTTGCCCACACGTTTTATTATGTAAATTTACATAAATCTTCAAGCAGTTTATTTAGCTTATGAAGCTGTTTATTACTTGCTTTAATAATTCGTCTTCATTTACAAACTGTTCTGGGTACAAGCGAGTTGATGTTTTTTTGATAATTGGATCATCTCCCCTAGCCCAATAGATCTTTCGTATATCATACGCCACCAATGCATATATATCGGATTTTTTATTGTTTCCCACTGGGCTTGTTCCCCAGCGATACTGGGTTTTATTTCCAGTTGTCTTGCTGGCAGTCTTAACTTGTAAAGTCAGAAGTTCGCCGCTTGGCGTTTTTAAATACGCATCGTCAACTTCATGCTGTACCAAAATGCAAGAAATGCCAGCAAAGGCTAATCTTGATAGAGCCAGAAATTCCCCAGCTCTACCAATATTGTTACTATGCGTTGAGCCACTCATAAATCTTTTTTGTTTCGCCTGTTCTGTCCGTAAGGCCATGAGTGCCACCATTTACTCGACGAGTGATTTTTAAAATAGTCTCATCGTTTACGCCATCGTCTGCAATGTCGAATAACTTGTTTTTATTAAAGAACCACATTGCTGTATCAAATGCGTAATCTTCAGCCACCAGATCTGGATCTGTCATAATCTCAGGTAAACCCATATCAGAGCTAAATGCCCTGTAATTATTTTTCCCTGTAATCATAAGATAACCTCTGCCAGTAAAAATTTTACCTTCCGTCGGAGAATTACCCATGCGCCCACCATAAACCTTATCGGCTAGTGCTGATGGGTTTCGAGAATATCCCTCGCAGGATGCCAGATCAGGAAATCGGCTAGGCCAGACGCGCATCATACTATCCGCGCTGTAGTTCAGATTTTCTCTTGTATGCCGCCAGTGACCGCTTTCGTGGCTCGCCTGACCCATTAGGTGGGCGGCTCGTTCATTTGATAGCTCGTAGTGCTGGGCAATGGCTTTAGCCGTGTTCTTGCCAAAATGTCCGTCTGCCCCAACGCCGACTTTATCTTGCAATTTTTTCATCGCTTCTGTCATTATTTTTTACTCCCAAAGTATTTACTCACACCACGCATCCCAATTGATGCACTCACAATACCACCTAAACTGTATTGATACCAATCAGGCATATTAGACAGCGCGGCAAAACCAGCTTGCACAATGCCATTTCCCCAATCACCACAAAACGCTAAAATTAATGGTATCGAAAAGAGCAATGTAATCCACTCGTCTTTCCAGCTATTCTCAGTAGCTTTCATAGCGGCAATGTCCCAATCAATCTCACCTGTCGCTATTTTCATTTTAGTTTGGGCTTCAGCCTGCTTCACAGCAGTCTTGCCCTCGATCATAGTTCCAGCAAGATCTGCAACTTTGCCTAATAATCCTAGTCCAGCTATCATTTATCTTTTCCTTTCGCTAATGCGTTTGCCCCAAAGAATACAGATACTATGCCAGCAACAGACACAAAGTAAATGCTTGCCATTGAACCTAATATTTTGGCGGCTTCAATTAATCCAAATACATCTGCTAGAATGACCGCAAAGGGGTATAGGAGCATCCCTGACAGGGCATACCATGTCATTCTGCGTTGTGCATCACGCTGGGCGTCTTCATCCTGCATTCGTAAACGCCTGTCTTCCAGCGCCATGCGATCCCATTCAGCCTGATCAATAGTGCCATTTCCATCTACATCAAATTTTTTAAATTCATCCATGTTAATCCGCCAGAGGATTGTCTAGCGCCCTTTGCAGTTTCTTCGTTAATTTATCTTCTAGTTCTTTCATCTCGCCACTTTGTGAAACTCTAACACGTTCTCTCTGATTTTCAAAGCGCACCTCAGCCTTGTCGATCATCTCCCTAACATTGTCCTCAGATTTGCGTACCATGTCCTCAACTCTATCGGCTTGGCGCTCGATGCTCAAAATATCATCACGCAATCCAGTTTTGATCTCGCGTGTGTAATCCATAGTTTGTTGAATGTTAGCGTCCATCAATTCCATTTGAGTTTGGTATTCCTGCAAATCAAGGCCAGCAACCTCTTCGATCTTTTGCCACATCAGCAAGCCGCCATATAGTCCAGATCCAATTGTAGATAGAAACGCAAATATTGCCAATATTGACCCAGCCGTTAACTTCATGCCACCAGCTTTGATTTGGCGATCTGCCAGCCCATCAATACCATCTGCAATTTTTGTTGTATCGACCATTAGTTCTCAAATTCCATTTCTGAAGATTGCAAGTTTTTCATGGCGTCCAGCTCTTCCTGCAACATGCGAATTTCCATTTTGCGTTGCAACAGCTCCACCTCAAATAATTTCTGGCACTCAATACGCTTCCTTGGTGCATTCAGTGGAATAACAATGCGAGCATAAACGCCAATATCTTTGCCTCTCGCGTCAGTGTTAAGGCCAGACAGCAGGCCAGTTAAGCCATATTCCAGAAGTGTCGAGCCTGAGATAGAGTTTGAGCATTCAATACTGCCAGATCTTATTCTGTCGGATTGTGTATTCAGATTTGGCGTCGGTAACGCCAGAGACAATGACGAGCTATCAGCAAACGCACTGCCAGCAATTAATGATAGAATGATTGCATATTTCATTTAGTTCCCCCTGTAATCTTTGAACATACCATAGATCTTACAAATGGCTTAGAACCTCGTTCTTTCATAGTCTTTGATATTGTGCATATATATTGCGCCTCGTCCATATCGCTCTTTTTAACATATACATCAAAGTTTTTTCTGGTTTGGTAATCAACTTTTATTATTCTATGCCTTGTGGAAAATGGAAGCCCTACAAAATTTTTATCAAATAGTGCTATTCTGTAATATTTAACGCGCTCTCTCTGGTTAAATATAGACAGCTCAAATTTTACCACATCTTTAACTGTGGAATACTTCATTTTTGGGTAGGCAGGGGTCTGTTCGTGAGCAGATACGCCAGACCCCAATAACGTAATGATTACAAGTGCCTTCAGTTTGGTATACATGATGCGGTACTTTGGGCAATATAAGTGCCTCCCGTAAACGGCTTGTTACTTCCGCCGCCGTACTCAGCCACACTTGATACAGCAAACCATGTAGAACCAGCAGTTGTTAATGAGTACGATGTAGTAGCCCCAGAAACAGTTTTAGCGCTGTCATATCCTGACATGCCAGCGTCACTGGTATTGCTCACTGCAACAGATCCCGTCCACGTTACAACGTCATTTAGAGATGGTGATGATGTAAAACTTGTTGGGTATGTGATGTTGGCTGTGTAACTGTTTGCTATAGCAACATCGATGCGGATCTCTGGCAATATTCCACCATCAGACGCCGATGTTGATAATTTGCTGGGCGTCGGATTTCCGTATGCGCCAGTTTTAGTTGTTTGGATTACACACTTAGCCGCCACATTGCCGACTATGTCTACACTATTTGCAAAAGCTGGTGTGGCTAGTGCTAACAGTGGAATTGCTAAATATTTCATATTAACCTCACTTATTGTACTGCATGTCTACCATTTTTTCATGCTTTAGTTGTTGTGCCAAATTCGCCCTTAAAGCTCTTTTGTTATCTGGCATTTGTTTTTGACTTAATTTATGCTTATCTTTGTATATACCACCATTTATCTTGAGATCATAGTACGTTTGCAAATTGGTTTGATTGTTAATCATATTGATAAGCTCATTTTGATTATAATCTTGAAACATAGTCAAAGCATTTTCAGCAGACATCAGACCCAGCTCTATTTTAGTTGGTTTCTCATTATCTTCATCATCTTCTGGTATTTCAGCATCGTCTGGGTATTCGTATTCTTCCTCTTCAATAGTATCCACAACAGCGTCATCTTCTAATGCATTATAAACCTCAACTATAGGCACTTCTGGCACTGGCTTCACATAACCAGCGCAACTTGGGTTTAGCTGTGGGTCATAGCACTCATCAACTCTAAATGTGTAAATTACTGTGGCATCCTTGACGACGCCTTCGCCTTCAACTGTGATAGACCCATCGCCCCATCTCTCTAATGGTATGTTCGATAGTGGAAATGATTTTGTAATTGTATTGGATGGGACGCCAGACCAATCGTCAGTCTCGCTAAACGCATACCCATCGCCATCAAAATTAAGATTGCCGACAGTGACTTTCATGTCTGCTTCAGTTTCTTTTTCTGTTCTATACCTGTAAATCAGGCCATTTATATCAATGCCACCAATAGGCGGAAAGACAGATGACATAGCCCAGCTTAGACCATTTCTGGCGGCGTTAGCGCTTGCACCATACTTAAATGGATCTGCGCTAGAGTAAGAGCAACATAAACAAAGTGCCGATAATGACACCAAGCCCAATTTTAGTTTCAGCTTGTTCATCAAAAAGCCTTTCTACTAGATTTTTCTGGTCTTCGCTAATACGCGCTTCCACAGCTTTCATCTCCCATTCAAGTCTGGCCTCATCTCCTATTTTCCCATTGATTGGACAGGGCGTGCCAGCGTTTTTCATTGCCTCTTTGACCCTATCATCGGCACATAACAGTGACACACTAGCAACACGCATTCCTAAATCGCTGAGTAGCTTACTTGCCCTAATGCGTTCACAGTTCAAGTCTTTTACAGTCTTGCCGCCAGAAATGCCTAATATCTGCGTCTGTACTGCGCCTGAAATCCCCACGACACATAAATCAGATCCACTTGTACTTACTTGTGGTGAGATTGCTGATGGTGGTGGGCTGTTGATCGTCGTATCCATAGACCCACTGGAATTAATATTGGTATTGGTATTTATTGTGTCATCTTCAGCATAAACAAAACTGCCAAAAATAATGAAAAAACTTGTTATAAAAAAACGTAGCATTTTACTTCCGTTCTAATATGCGATCCATCTTAGCGTCGATAGCGTCGAGCCTGCCAAACAATCTATTCATTGAGACGCTGTTATCAACTTTGGTCACATATTCCTCTCGCGTTCTGTTCAACAGAATTTGTAATCTGTTCAACTCTAAAACATATCCGCGTAAAATAAAACCCACAAACGTCAGTGCGAATGTGAGCGTGCCACTCCATAAATCTGTCATTTCCATCAGTACGCACCTTCCCAAACGCGCAATGACTTAAACTCATTGCTCATCAATTTTTTCTTCAGCACTTCTTTAACTGCATGTGTATCAGTCCATTCAACGCCAGCCTCTTTTAACCAGACGCCAAGCAGTGCCATATCGACATTACCCACGTGCTTGTAATCTGTGCCAAAGCTATTATCAGTGACTTCTCGCGCATGTGCGGCGTCTTCTAGCATTTGGTTTGCATTATGTGTTCTTTTGATAATTAACTTATCATCATCAACATACATATTTTCATTAATTTTATTAGATAAACCAGACATTTATTTCTTTTCCCATGCCTCATTAATATCAGGGGTACTTGGATCATCAGCTTTTAATGTACCATTAGAATTTCTTGCTCGCTTTAAGATTGATTTTTTAACAACCTTTTTTGGCTTTTCCTCAACACTATCCAAAATTGTAATTACGTGCGGCCTAAGTTTAATAATCTTTGCAACTTCATCGTCAGGTAAGGTTGTAACCTCGCCTTTTTCAATGCGACCATTACTGCAATTTAATTTAATAGAGTTAACTTTAACTTTTTTCATTTT